CTTGAAATGTTTTCTTAACATTTTGTGGCAGAATACAATCTTCAATAGTCTGTGGTCTGTATCGTTCGACCCACACGAAATCTTGTTTATCACCCAAAGTCATAGTATAATAAATAAAAAGGTCGGTAGTTTTCTTCTATGATAATATACCAAATCACCAACAACGTCAATGGAAAGACATATATTGGAAAGACTGGTAAGACCTTAGAAGAAAGGTTTTACTTCCATTGTAAAGAAGCAGAATATGGAAGTGATACACACTTACATAGGTCAATAAGGAAACACGGGGGGTCCAATTATACCACAAAAGTCGTAGAATGTCAAGTCCCCCCAGAAGACATTGACGACAGGGAAAGACACTACATCAAGACACTAAACCCCGAATACAATATGACGGAAGGGGGTGAAGGTGGTGATACTTCATCTTCCCCCAAGTTCATCGAAGCTATGAAAGAATATCATAGTAGAAAACCAAAGGAAGAATATGCCACCTGTGGTATGAAAGGTAAGTCCCAAACAGAAAACCAGAAGTCAATAGTCAGTAGGAAAAATTCATACCCTGTGTGTATTGAAGGTGTTACTTACCCCAGTATCAAAGAAGCTTATTCAGCCCTTCACATTACTGAAAAGAAAGTAAGATACAGGTGTGATAGTCCCAACTACCCTGACTGGTATAGGGTTAGGCCTAAACGTCAAGTACAAAAAATGTTGTAGTAGTGTCGGGTGTTCGACTCACATGCCTCCTTGGTGGAGGCTCGTATCAATATCTTACCATCATTTCGGACAGAACACCACATTCCGTTGTCCTTCTTTTCGATGGTGTAAGGTTGGTCCATAATCAAAAACAGAATTCAATAATCTTTTGGCCAACGGCCTGTGGTTTACCCTCATAGTATACAGCCTCTGCCTCAGAATTCCTAGAGGGCTCTATGGCACCTGGATAACCGTCCATGGCACAGAACTGAGCTGCATGTAATGCCTCATGGTCAAGAGTTAAATTTATTTGTTCTCTTATAACAGGTTCATTCTGATGAACTTCCTTCAAAGTATCTGTACAGATGACAATTATAATAGAATCATTAAGTGGATCAGACATGGTGTAACCAGCGTAGTCTCCAATATCGCAATCCCCAACATCCTCATATACTTTTATATCTGCCTCCTCAAGTAAGTGTACAAGTGTCACCCTTTCAGGGGTGAGATAATCAAGATACATCAATTCTCCTTATAGTTTCTACTAATACATTCAGTCCATCTAAACAATGTTTGTCAGATGTTTTTTCTAATGGTGAGTGACTGATACCACCAATAGATGGTACAAAAATCATACCCATCGGACACCAGGTGAAGTTCTGGGCATCATGTGATGCTCTCGATGGCATCACCACTTTCTCCAAGTCACCACATGATTCTGAGATGATATCCATGATACCCTCATCACACAGAGTGGGTTCTGATCTGTGGATAATCTCAACCCTCAAATCAAACTTACGAGATATTTCCTCAACGTACATATCCATAGTGTAAGCATCAAGGTCTCTTACCTGCATTGTGAAATCTACCCTACCAGGTACCACACTAAAAGAGTTGGGGTGGACATCAAGAACCCCCACAGTAGCCACCAAACCATCATGTTCTAATGCCCTCTTGTTGATATACGATACGATCTTGGCACACTTTACAAGTGCATCATCTCTCATATTCATCGGTGTTGTACCTGCATGGTTCTCTTGACCATATACAGAGAACCTACACCTACGTTGTCCTACAATACCTGACACCACACCTATGTCCTTCTGTTGAAAGTCTAGGACTGGTCCCTGTTCAACATGAAGTTCAAGGAATGCTTTAATGTCAGGTTGATCTGAACAATAACCAATAGACCCATCCATCGTGATTTCTTCATCATTAAAAATCACAACTTCAAGAGGACTTTTGATCTCACCTTTGAGTCGTTCTGCTGCCTCAATACCTGCCAAGACACCAAGAACACCATCATACTTACCAGCAGTTTCTACTGTATCAGTGTGAGACCCAGTTACGATAGGTGGTCCTTCTCCATCCAGTCTACCAATAATATTCTTGTGATTATCTCTCCTCACAGTCATTCCTGCCTGCATCATATAAGAGATACAGTTTGCTTTGGCAATTTGATCTTCACCAGAACCAGACCTACGACAGATACCATTTTCAGTGGCACCTACCTTTGCCATTTCATTAATTCTTGTGATCAACCGATCCATTCAGGTTTCCTCTCAGGTATACGAATATAATTATTTGGAGCCCAAGGCTTAGATGCAATGTACATCTTATATTTGTCGAAGATGGATATTGAAGTATCCAACTTAAACTCATCAGGACCTGCGAACACAAAATCTTTGACATTCACATAGTCATTGATGTGCCATCTCTTGTCAGGAGGCATCATCTGAGAGTGATTGTGGAAGATACACATTGCCTCGTTAAGTGTTTTCTCACAGGTGTGTTGCTTACCATACCTCTTGGTATATTCCCAACACATTTCAAACCCCAAGGATAACATCCAGGCAAAGTTCTCATAGGACTTTGCTGCCCACACTGTACAAGGGTGGTGTTTGAATCCACCAGTGGTGCTATAGGGTTCTCCATCCTTCTTGTGGATAGGTTCCCAGTCCCAGTGGAACTTGGAATAGATGACAGAGGCCATTTGACAGGTCTCTAGTGGCATCTTGACAATGTGTTTATCTGGGAGAGATTGTGCAGAGATCCTAGGACTTGGATCCGTGACGAAAATGTTCATATGTTTTCAAGAATACCTCTTGGTATAAACCAGTATGGCACAGATTGCCAGTTTCGTCCAATCAAATATGCACGATAAAACAATTTGACATCACCTATACCATTCCGGTAAGACTTGGGGTAGATGGTTGTACTCATAAAACCAAATACCATAACATGAAAAAAGTTTCCAGCTGGATGATGTCCGAGTTGGAAACCTAAAAGTTTCGCCTCATCCTCTACACTGAAACTCAAGCGGAAGTGGTCATGGAGTTGGTCATGTAACTCTGTACATTCACCAATTCCAGGTATCCAATTCTCTAAGAATTCAATGTAGGGATCAGGTTGCATGATGTGCTTTGAGGTTAGGGTCAGGATTACTTTCAATCCGTGGTTCCTTTCTCTTAATGACAATAAACTTGTCAGCTGCAAAGGTACCAGAGATTTTGAACTCTAATTCAGTTCCATCTTCCCAGATAACTTCACCATTCTTCTTTCTCATATCAAGGAGACACTCGATCTCCTTGATGATCTCGGGTGTAATCTTCATCAGCCGAAAGTGCTATCGGGCTCAAGGGCGATATAATATACAAGATCACAGTTCTGAGAGGAGAAACGTGACAGGAGTTTAGAAGATACGACCACATCATAGGTGCCAGGGAGGACCTTCAGGTTCTCTTCCTTGAAGTTGAAGGTGAAAGTATCAGTAGTCTCACCAACCTCAATAGCGAAGTCGTTGGAGGTATCGTTCTTCTTATCACGAGCCACCAGTTTGATGACTTCACCATCACCAACCACAGAGATGTCGGGGAGTTGATACACAGAAGATGCCTTCTTGAGTTTCTCCAGTTGTTGACTGGTCAAGACAAACTCAACGTCCTCAGAAGGAAGGGTAATCTCTTTCTCAGGAGGAGACACAATGACAGTAGGGTCAGCGAAGAAATACTTCGAACGCATACGACCTTCTTTGATCACCACATACTCATCACGAGTAAAGTCCAGATCTGCGTTCTGATGAAGGGACAGACCATTCAGGAACTGAGTCAGGTCATAGATACCAAAGTCCTTGGGGAACTCTTCACTTACAGTGGCTTCCACGAGGATGTTCTTCATCACGCTAATTGTTCGCAATTTGCTACCCTCTTTGAAAAGGATAGACTGATTGATTGAAGAGAAGTTCTTCAGAAGATTTACAGTGCTGTCAGATAATTTCATTGTAAGATGTTTTCAATAGTATAGGATGTTTTTTTGGTCTTGTGAAGCTCTTTTAGAAGGTCTCATAATTACCTTTTGGTTGTTTGGTGAGACCAGAGAAGTGATACAGGAGAATACAATAGTGGATGGCTTTGAGAATGTCAAGTTGGGACTTGCCATTCTTCTTACCAAAACGTGACAGATATTTGATTGCGTTGGAACGACAGAAAGCTTCGGAGTCTCCGATACTATCAATCAGATCCAGAGTCTGAGTTTTGTTATCGTTCGCATAGTGTGCTCTATACGTTCCACTCAGATAGTCACGGAGTTCTTTGAGGATGACATCCTCAGAATACTTCCAGTAACCATTGTTATTATCGATATTCAAAGTTATTTCGTTTTGTTCGGGTAAGGGATTTTCAAAGTCATCAAAGTGTGTAGACTTTTTAGGGAGACGTGGACCTGTTTTATATTCAGGTAGAGGGGTATACTCATACCCCCCATTAGCACTAATCCAATCAGCGTCAGACATTACATCATATAATAAAGACCATGCGTTCATTCTATCAACTTTCCTCCTCTTTGTCAATCACAAAGTCGGCGTCTACCTTGTCATAAAGTTCCAGGAAAGATTGTTTGGTTTCATCATCGAAACGATTCAAACAAACTTGAATTGCCTTGGACTTATCACCAAAGATACTATATGCCTTGACGATGTGGACCAGACGACGGGTGGTGATGATGTCCTCAATACCACCATCATAGAAGGTCTTACGGATGATGTCAGCCCAGTCTACCAGACGAGAAACAAAGTCATCGTTGTCACACTGACGAGACAGAATCTTAGCCTCGATAGCTGGAGAGGGATACTCTTGTTCAAAGGTGACAGGGAATCGTTCTAGAAATGCCTCGTTGAGAACATTAGTACCGATGAATCGTCCATCGTCAGAACCTTTGCCTTTGGTGTTAGCTGTGGCGAATACGTTGAATCCTTCCTTAGGTTGAACCATCTTACCAATCTTTTTCAGGAAGACACCTTTACCTTCTAGAATGGATTGGAGACAAAGGATTTTATTGGAAGCCAGGTCGATCTCATCGAGTAGAAGTACAGCTCCCCTTTCCAGAGCTTCCACGACGGGTCCATTATGCCAGACAGTTTCGCCATTAACAAGACGGAAACCACCAATAAGATCATCCTCGTCAGTCTCGATTGTAATGTTGACACGGATCAGTTCTCGATTGAGTTTGGAACAAGCCTGCTCAATAGAGAATGTTTTACCATTACCAGAGAGTCCAGTAATGAACGTAGGGTAGAAAATACGGGACTCAATAATCTTTTTAATATCTTTGAAGTTACCAAACTGGACGAAGTTATCATCTTTCTCAGGAATCAGGTTCTGTTCTACAGCGGGTTGTGCTGCTGGTTGTTGATATGTATGTTCTAGTTTCTCTTGTACAGTCAAGTCCCACTTACCACGTCCAACCTTAAAGGGTTCAAGGTGTTTGGTAACAGTCTGATAAGCAGGACCACCAGATGCACACCAGCCTTTGACATCACCAGAGGTGATTGAATTTCCATACAGAGACTTGAGTGAAGAAACGATGTAGTCAGCTGTGATTGCCATGTGTGTTATGTATTTACCTCCATATTATAAACCCCATCTGATCAGACCAGACGGGGGAGTGGACGGTCTATCAACTGATCAGGTCTACAAATTTACTTAATACTTTTTTATTTAGAGACTTATTCTTAAGAGATTTGGTAAATGCACTCTTGATTTTAGCTTTGGATGCACCTTCATCAACTTCAAAGGTAGTATCATTATTCAAGGAGTTTGAAAGAATACCAAAGAGTGTGTGATACTTACTTTTTGTGATGGCGAAAGACTTGTCCTTACGAATCTTTTTCATCTCCTCATCAGTTTTAAACTCATACTTATTGATGAACCTACCAAACTCACGAGGTTCACAAATACGAATACCAATGAAGTTTGTATAAGGGAAGGTCTTGCGAAGATCATCCAGAAAAACATTAGTGGTCTCAACTGGAGATATTTGATTCATATAGTAAGTGTGACCAGTCATACGATTACGGAGATAAACATTGCGACCATAGGCTGGACGAACAACTTGATTTCCGTAGTAATCAGTTCGTGATAATGACACTGGGATAGGATGACCATCACCATCAGTCAGAATAATACACTGAACCTTTTGAATTTTGTTGGTGGATTGGAAGTGAGGAATGATCTTATGAAGACTAACCATTGATTCAAACAAGGGAGTTCCACCGAGACAGAAATTATTAGGAACACTGTAAGAAGCATGATAACGGATACCAGCAACAACACGATAAAAGTTTCTCATGTGACGTTCAAGATCTGGTTTCTTGACCCGACTGCTCAGAAGGTTCATCAAACAGAAGTCTTGAGACAGGTATAACTTATTCTTCTGAATTAATTTGTGGTCATCATCATACTCTCTGGTGCGGAAGTAGTTGGAGAAAGCATAAACCTCAAAAGGAATATTCACTTTCTGACAGAACCACACCAGGTTATACATCTGTTTGATTGTATCCATCATGATATTGGCCATAGAACCAGACCAATCAAGGATAAAGATCAGACCATGGTTCTTACCATCAGGAATCACGGAAACCTTTTTGAATAGATCTTCGTTGAACTTATAGGTATGAAGTTTGGTGCAATCCAGAGTGCCAGTTTTAGCAATGGAAGAACGAGAATAATCATCAGCAGATTTTTTCATTTCAAATTCTTTGACGAGGTAGTTTACCTCACGTTGAGAAGACTTCTTGAAGTCATCGTATTGTTTATCAATACCTTCAAAGATAGATGGCCAGTCTTCTTTTTGAAGTTTGAAGGACTCATCAAGGAGACCTTGAACATCACTCACATCAGCAACCACATCCTCAACATCAAAGTCAGGATGTTCAACGTAAGTGTTTTCGGCGAGCTCAGTATCACTATTGAGTGACTCCATACCATCTTCGAATGCAGTGTCAGTAGAGACAGTTGGTTCAGGTTCGGGTTGTTGTTCCTTACTATAAGAGGGAGTATCAAGGTCATCTTCTTCTTTACCTTCTTCTTCCTGTTCTTTCAGGGATTCTTCAATCTCTTCCTGAGCTTTCTCTTCATCAGTCTTATCACCACCAGGTTCTTCAGACTCAATAGTAGCTTCAGGTTCTTCTTTACTCTCAGTCTTTTGTGCGTCTTTACAATGGGTGTAGAGAACCCTAGCTGCGTCAACTGCTTGAACGAAAGTCTCTGCGTCTTCTACTTGTTGACGAATAATAAGTTCTTCATCAGTGAAAGGAACATCAACAAACCTACCAATCTTGTAGTACAGATTGATACGGTCTGCCAGATTCATCTCAGAGACATCTTCATCTTCAATACAGAAGAAGTCCTGTTCAGATAATTCTTTATATCCATTGTAGAAAGTTTTGTTGAGACCAGCGTAACGACGCTTCATCAGTTTCTCAACACGAACGTCTTCAGTGACATTCACAAACTGTTTGGGAATACTGAAGTCCCAGTCTTCTGTGGGGGTGTGAAGTGCATGTCCTACTTCATGACCCACCAGCATATCATATACGGCGTTAGATGCCTTCTTCCACATAGGGAGGGTCAGTACCCTGTTAAGGACATCAAAACTAGCTGTACTGACGTTCTTGTTTTCAACGATGATGTCTTCAGTCGCAAGAAGTTTAGCCAGTTGAGACTTGATTTCATAGTTGACAGACATGTGGTTTTTGTATGTATGTATGTACCTACCATACAACAAAACCACCCCCTTTCGGACGTGGAATAGACAGAATTTGAACCGGGCCCCACATGGGATGTGAATTTGGTGGGGCTACTAAGTGCGGCGTTAACTCCTTAACTAATCTTCGGTCAAAATGTGCCTACAGAACCTCCTGGCTTCGTGGTCAATGATTCCACACTCTGAAATGCATTGGAAATAATCGGACACTTGATCGTATTTTTCATCGGGTGATGATTTTTCGTCCCATTTCCATGATGCAAGTTCATTATGAGAAATTAGGTTGTGCATTTTCACCTCCATCTCATCTCACACTAATATTTAGTCAGGAAATGGTAACATTACACACTTTTCATTAAGTTTTACCTTTCTTTACAAATGTGAGAGAACCCTTTAACTTTCTCAAACTTAATGGTTTCTTCAAACTTGTCTTCCATGTTCGACTTGTGAGAGATAACAAATACGTTTGCGTCTTTTACAACATACTTGATGATCTTTGTGAACTCATCTGACCCTACAGAGTCAAGAGAAGAATCAAATACCTCATCCAAGATCATCAGGTTTGTGTTTACAGAATTCTTAAACCTAGCAATCTCTCTCCAAGTAAACAAAAGAGCAAGGTCAATTCGTGACTTCTCTCCTTCAGAGAAGGAGGAATAAGAGAAGTCCTCGTGGATAGGGGATTCGACAGTTTCATTGAACTCTTCATCCAGTTTGAAGTTGATATAAAAGTCCATCATCTGCAGATACTTATTCACCATCTGGTTGATGAGGGGGAGATATTTTTTGATGATTAGTGACTTCACTCCACCATCTTTGAGGAGTGAATACACATAATCGTGGTAAGAGATACCTTCTTTCTTCTCCCCTATCTCCTGGAAGGTGGTTTGAAGGTTATCTCTGAATGTTTCTAACTTTTCATACTCAGTATTTCTACTTTCAAGTTGGTCGGTAACTCTTTGAATTTCAGATTCATACTGTCTAATCTGTCTTTGGTTTCCAGAAATCTTTGTAGTTGTTTGAGTAATGTCATTAATTAAGTTAGAAGCCTCTTTCGAAAGGTCAATAAAGGTGGACTCTCTCAACTCTTCCTCTTTAATTGCTATCTGGAGCTCAGTGAACCCAGTCTGCAACTCTTTGGCCTTATCATGAGAGTCCGTAATTCTATTTACACGAAACTCTTCTTTAATATCCTGGTTACAGGTGGGGCATACCGTATTCTCTGAGAAAAATTTATGTTCTTTAACAATAGTTTGTATACGTTGTGACAATTTACCTTTGACGTTACCATATTCTTTGAGTTTCTTAGAGGCATTCTCAAACTCTTTCATCTC